AATTGGTTACCAGATACGTTAAATAAACGTGTTCAATACGCCTATCTTTCAGCGGATTTATGGGCTGTGGGTGATGGTTTCTTTGAACCAGAAATAATAAGAGAAGGCTGATTTAAATGGGATTTTTTGACGATTTACAGACAATGAAGGAGATTAGTCTTCGTACCTCGGAGACTATCGGCGGGCCTTTTGGTGATCCTTTCAATGAGATTGGGACAATTATTTCTGTTTCAGATCCTAAGGGACTGGGGAGGGTAAAGGTACTCTCTTCGGGTATTGAGAGCGATTGGGTGTACGTCCAAGGTAGTCACAAAGGGCAATTAAGTTCACAATACATCGGGGCTCCATGCCTTCTTTCTAAGGCGGGTGGTAATACCAATGATGCGTTTGTAAGTCAGATATTTAATAAAGATCCAAGGGGGAATGGTGTTGGTACACCTATCCAACTCACGGTGTTAGGTGAGCAGATGGAGGCAGGGAATATTGCCTCCGATCCAGGCATGAGGTGTAACGAAAATAACTCCGGTAGGGTATACCTTCTTGAGAATGAAGTAAGTCAGGATGTTGTTGTTTGTCTCCGACGAAATAACACGCAAGAAGGCGGGGATCCTGTATATGCTTGGAAATCCCTAACCCACGGCAAACTCGTTGAGAAAGGATTTGACCCTGGAATTGCACAATCTCCAGAGAATACGGATCTCTCCAAAAAATCTGGAATGCCAAAATGCTCCCAGGCTCTTGAGGGGGAGATAAGAGAATTTGCTGAGGATAGGAAGTTTCGCTCAACAATGCTAATGTGTCGGAGGGATGAGAATGGTGATTTCTCATGGAGCCCGGTATCTTCCCCACCATTAGTATTCCGAACTACGCTCCCTTCTTGTACGGAAAAGAACCACGGGATGGAGGCAATTATCGATCCTGGTGATAACTCTGAGCTGGCAATTTGCCTTCGCTACCAAGGTCAGATGAAATGGGTCCATCCTGGTACCCGAAGACCGGTGCAGTTTTATCCAGGCGAGAAGCCAATGTCCAGAAAGGACTTTTTGGCATCTAAAAAACCTATGGAGGCCTTGGCGCAGAACGCCTCACCATCCTCCCAAGACTTTGTTGGCAAGGCTGGGTCTGCGATCTTAAAAGCCGCAGGTGGAGCTATAGCGCCAATTGCCTCAGATCCAGCTCTCAAGGCGGCAATGATCGCAGCTAATGCCCTCCCAGGTCAATTTAATGGCGCAGATATGCTTAGCAATCTCGCCAAGATTGCCATCGCCAATAACTCAAATCAATCTATCGATGCTCTAACCTCCCAAATTACTAATGCCATCAATAGAGGCGGAATAATTGATGACGAATTAGCAGCGGTTCTTCGCACTGCTGGAGGAGCCGGTGATGTTTTAGCCCGAGGTATACAGAATAATACCCTCGACTCTGCTCTGCAGATCATTGGTAAGAACTCTCTCAACCAAGCGTTCAATGGCTTACCCTCTCAGGTGGCTGGGGTGTACTCTGCTTACATGGCTGGAGGTGCACTAGGGGCAATTGATAGCGCAGCAATGCTTGGCCTCTCCCAACTCCCTCCAGAGGTGGCACAATTTGTCTCGCCGGTATGGGATATTGGTAAGGACATACTAAATGGCCAGCCTCTCTCTATCAATAATGTCATTGGTAGTGCGGTAGGAGCACTAGATCTTTCACTTCCCGACTCCATCAACCAGATAATTTCTACAGCTGGCGGGATCGGAGGGATTAGTGACATTGTCTCTGGGGATATTATTGGGAAGCTCTCTGGAGGGGATTTTGGTGAGATTGCTCAGATGGCCACTAATTTTGCAAACTTACCTGGTATTCCCAATCTTGGTGGTCTTCAAGGTGTCCCTCAATTGGCCACTTCAGCTCTCCAACTTGTTGGACTCGGAGGACAATTTACCTCATTTTTAGGACCTGCGGGTCTTGGGCTAAGCGCATTCTCTGCCCTTACGGGAATCAATCCTGTCTCTTCGATACTAGGTGGAATACCTGGTCTTGGTGGATTATTCGGTGGTGGGGGTTTAGATTGTCCCTGCGATCCTAAATGTAGAAAGACAGAACACGGGGTAGATTCAGATGGGAATAGGCTTTTGGATCCTTGTGGTAATGTTCTAAAGAGTGGACATAGTTCCTATTCACCGAGTGGTAATCCTATTGATAATAATAATAACCCAATCACCGACTTTCTTCCCACTCAGTTGGGTGAGGAATTATGCGTTAAGAATCCTTTTGACCTAACAAAAATTCTTAAGGCAGTAAGCAGATTAAGAGACCTTGCCGATAGAATGGAAGGGGCCAAGAACGCAGACTTCCCCGAATTATTTAGTGAATTAATTTATTCTTTAGAGGCCATTGAGAAGGCCCTCAAACAAGCTGATAATAATATCTCAAAGGTAGAATCTATTGAGAGGAAGCTTATTGATGCTCAATATCGAACTATGAGAAAGTTCTTCTCATCGAGCTTCTCTTACTTCCCCTTGGCGATGAAGGACATGACGGAACATGCAAAAGCAATTACCGATCTTTATCAGTATGTAAAACGTTTAGACTCAGCAAAAGATGGGCCAAGAATCGGAGCAGTTCCCACCCCCGCTATCATCCTAACCAAGAAGAACATCAAGCAGATTCCCAAGCTAAGTAAAAAATCTCGGGCTGAAGCAGCGTTGACAATTAATAAGGCACTCAAACCTGCTCATAAGGAGTGGAAACAACTCTCTCCAGGCGAGGGACTTTTAGAAGCAGCGGATATTATCCTCGGTCTCTTTAACCCCGATGTCCCGATTAACTTTGATGGGTGCAAGACAACCAATAACAAAGATAAAGTGCTTAAAGACTCTTTAGAATCCAAAATAAACTCACCAGAGCCACCCGACCCATCATCTCTGTTAGGCAACTCTCTACCCACCAAGTATTTCGATCTGCCAAACTCTGACCTATCACCAAACGACCAACAACAAATCTCATCACTATTAGATCAAATAGATTATGAACAAGGCAGAAGCCGCGAAGGAAAGGCAGATTGTTAAGGAGATGGAGGAGAACATCTCCTCTCTTTCTCCGTCTGATAAGCAAGAACTCCTGCGACTAAAATGCCGGACGGACTTCTTAACCTACGCAAGATTTATCACATCAGAAGTTCCTATTGCTGGAAAGTTTCAACCATTCCATGTCCACGAAGTAATTGGTAATTTTCTACAAAAAATTGGGGACGGGGATAAAGATTATAAACAAAGTGCTATTTCCCTACCCCCCAGAACAGGAAAGTCTTTGCTTATCTCCAAGGTCTTTCCATCATGGCAAATGGGCCGAAGCCCTACCGCCCAGTTCATTATGAGTTCTTATGCCCTTCAACTCACCAATGAGAACTCTAGGGCTGTTATTGAGTATATCTCCCATGAGAGTTTTGCGTGGCTCTTTCCTGAATGCGAAGTAGATAGAGATAAGTCAAATCTTAGTGCTATTAGAAATAACAATGGTGGCTTGATTAAGATGGCATCGGCCGGTGGTAACGTTACTGGTTTTGGTTTTGGCGTTATTGACGATAGCGAACTCCCTGGAGTGGGCATCTTGGACGACCTTCTCGCTGATGGTAATTCACCCACCGTCATGGAGAGTACCTTTGCTTGGACTCAGGCTCAGTTCTTGACCCGTGGTCTTCCTAATCATGGAATTATTTCCATGGGAACTCGCTTCCATGTCGATGATGTAATTGGTAGGTTGCTTAAGGCCGACCCCGAAGGCTGGAAGGAGCTCAATGTACCTGCTCTGTGTACAGACGAAGAGAATGATGTTCTTGGTAGGAAGTTAGGACAATCTCATTGGCCAGAATTCTTCCCTGTAGAAAACCTTGAGGCTATTAAAAAGTCCATTGGCGATAGAGATTTTAATTCCTTGTACCAAGGAAGACCTGCGGGTGAACAGGGTGCAATCTTTAAGGAACCTTGGTTTGATTATCATTCTAAGAATAAAGGTAAGTATTCATATATCTACGCCACTATCGACACCGCTTATAAGGCCGATAGGATGAATGATTATACCGCAATTTGTATCTGGGGATATGATAAACGAGAAGGGAAACTCCATCTCATCCACTATATCCTTGATCGAATGGAATTCCCAGATCTTGAAAAAATCTTCCCTCAACTTGTTAAGACCTGGAAGATAAGATGTATTTATATCGAAGGTAGGGCTCAAGGCGTTCCGCTGATTCAAACGCTTAAGCGAACTATTAATATCTCGATTAAAGAGTTAGTACCTAATAAAGACAAAGTACTTAGAGCAAACGCAATTGCCCCTCTTGTAGAGGATGGGGTGGTCTCACTGTATGAGAACTTGCCGTCATTGGCAGAAAGAACAGCAGAATTGACATCTTTCCCATTTATCAAAAATGATGACTTTGTAGATGCATTTGTGTATGGTGTAACTGTCTACCGTGATGAGATTATGGGAGGTAGGACTGTTCATGGAGGGGATAGAAAACAACTCCCAAGACTCGTCCATGATCCATTCTATCGTGGGGGGTCCAGAAGACTTTCTAGTGATGTTGGAAAAATCAATCCTACCATGGGTAGCGGGAGTAAAGGATCCGCAACAAGATATCTTTAATGGTATAATACATAACGTATTACCTGCAGGAATACTTATCATTATGACCGATCAACAATTTAAATATAGGGTCGTCTTTTTCCACCAACCCGGTTGCGCAGCATGCAATGCAATGAAGCCTGTGTGGGCAGAAACGGCTAATGTAATTTCCGAAGAATACCCCCATTACGCAGTTGGATTTGGCGAATGGGATGTTACCACAGATGACTGGGCGTTTTGTGACCAAATTAATTGTGATGGGACACCCAACTTCGCTGTGTTTGGCGAAGATGCAAAACTACTCGGATTGAATACCGAAGGGATTTTAGCGCAATCCCAACTCAAAGATTTTATCATAGGAGCCATTGAGAAAGCATGACTGTAGAACAAGATAAGCCATCGCGTAGCAAAGCACGTAGACAAAAGTCGGAAAGGGACGAGCAAATAATCTCCCAAATGTGGAAAGCTTCACAGGTCGCGAAGAAAATTTCAAGTTTTACAGGGTTGCCCTACGAGGAGCTTAGAGATGCAGCCCTTGAATACATTGTAAAAATTTATGATTCCTGGGATCAAAGCAAAGGTGCTAATTTCTCTACTTGGGTGAATAGATGTTTACAGTTTCATATGCTGAATTATCTTAGGGATAATTCTCGGCTTGTGAAGATTCCAAGGTCTTATTCTGATCTTTATTTAAAGATTAGGAAGTACACAATGGCTGATCCAGATATTACAGATGAGCAGATTGCCGAGAAGATTCAGGTATCTGTCAAAAAAATTCGTGCAGTACGTCAAGCATTTGCAATGAGTTTTTCCCAGGTTACCGAATACTCAAATATCATCGAACCGGAGTATGAATCAGAGGTAACAATGGGGGACTTTATGATGAGTCATAGAGATCTACTCCATAAAATCACCGATTTAGATCCGGTAGATGAAACTTTCCTTACCGACTATTTAGTTAAAAAACGTTCTGTATCCACACTGGTTAGAAAGAATCCGCATCTTAAAAATGCTGATGATATCAAAAAATATTCAGAACAGCTTATTGAATTTATATTATGCGACGCGTCATATCCATCCAAGGAAACGAATACACGAAAGGAGGGTTTGAAAAAAAGTGGACAGAAGTTGTCCACGGAACAGAATCTAACTACTTTGTAAAAGGGGAGGACAAGGTCTTTCTTGATAGTGTTATTGATTTGATTGCCAAATGGAAGGCGATTAAAGATCGCGGGGAGGTGAAGTATAAAATTCGTAATAAAAAGTTTCAAGGTAAGGCCGTTAGGGGAATCGTAATGGTTACCTCTAGGTCTAAGAGGGAGATTTGGCTAGGGAAAGGTAAAGTCACTGATGAACTTTTCCCCAAAGCAATAGCTATTCCTGAATACAAACAAAATAAAAAA